ACTATTAAAAAAAGATTAGATAATGATATGAGAGTAGTAGTAGATATGAATCAACCTGATGGATCAAAAGGAATATTAACACCTTCAGGAGATGGTTATTTAGTACCTGATGATTTAACGGATATACAAAGGGATAACGTACAAAAAATAATTAATGTATTAAAGTCACAAAATTCATTTACAAACCCACCAGATACGAATGAATCTAACAATGTAAGTTAATTTAAACTATAACTTGGATTAGAAACAAAAAAATTATATATTTATAACAAAAATACAATTAGAAAATGGGATATTTAAATAATCAAGTAGTAACAGTAGATGCTATTTTAACAAAAAAAGGAAGAGAATTACTAGCTCAAGGAGGTAATGCTTTTAATATTACACAATTTTCATTATCTGATGATGAAGTAGATTATTCTTTATATAATCCAAATCATCCTTCAGGATCAGCTTATTATGGAGAGGCAATTGAAAATATGCCTGTGTTAGAAGCATTTCCTAATGAACTACAAACAATGAAATATAAATTAGTAACGTTACCTAGATCAACCGCAGTAATGCCTACTATTACTTTTGCTAATGGTATTATTAGTTTAGTAACAGGTGAAACACTTACTATTTCTCCTCAAACTCAAACATTTGAAGGAACTGCAGGTGAACAAGATGGATATACAGCTACTATGTCTAATATTACTTATGCTAATTTAACAGGAGCAGGTGCTGCATCATCTGAAGTAATGAATACTACAACTACTTTAGGAACTAATGTTTCTAAAACAGTAACTGGAAATTCATTTACCTTTACAGCTACAGGAATAAATGTATTTGGTAGTTTAGATGTTTTATATGCTACAGTAACTTTAGTAGGAAGAAGTACAGGAGCAAGAATTCAAATTCCATTTGAATTAAGAAAATCAGCAGGAATGCAATAAAAATTTAAAATAAAAAAAACATGGCTAACGGAGCTTTTACTCAATTTCAAACAAGTGATATCATTAATAGTGTAGATTCTACAACAGGAACAGTGTGGAGTGGAAATGCACCAAGACTAACTGAAGTATATACTTCATCAGTACAAAATGCATCTAATTCAGGACAATATTATGTTCATGTATATCAAACAGGATCAACACTTTCAACAGCAGCAGTTCAATTTGACATAGCTTATGCTGATGAAGTAGGTAGTGGTAGTTTAGCCTATAATTCTTTAGTTCCTGGTAAATCCCCTTCTTCAACAATATATGGGCAATATCAAAATATTGCTTTAGGAGATGACACAGCACCTTTTCTTTTTGGAGATTATACAGGATCATACTTTTATGCCTTATCTGTTGAAAGAGCAAGGTATAAAGAATCAATAGCTTTAGGAACAATGGCCCTATCTTTATCAGGATCGGGTGTAGCAAAATTAACTTTAACAGATAATAGTAATATTAGTACTGGTAATGTATTTGGTAATGCTGGAAGAGTTTACCAAATAGTATCAGGATCAGAAGGAAACATTTATACTGGGGTTAAAGCCTCAGGATTTTCTGCTAATTCTGGATCTTATGGTTTATTTTTACCTGATGTAGGTTTAATATTATTAAATGGAGCAGCATTAGATGGCCCTACAGCAGGGGGAGGTATAAATTTAGGTACAGGTAGAGCTAATAATACTAATAATCAAAATATGTCTAAACTATTTGCTGCTCTTTCAGGAAGTATTTTTGCAAATAATAATACTTTTAGATTAAATTCTCAAGAAACATTAGCATCAGATTTTTATTTTGTAAGAGCTCAAAATTCAGAATTTAATTATTCATCAAATCCATCATTTGTTTCAGGTTCAACAGGACAATTGTTATGGTCTACTATGCAAAATAATCCACAAACTTTTATAACAACTGTTGGTTTATATAATGGAGCAAATGAATTGTGTGCTGTAGCTAAATTAAGCAGACCATTAGTTAAAGATTTTACAAAAGAACTACTTGTTAGAGTTAAATTAGATTACTAAAATGTATGTCAGCGTACAAACAATTTACCACAAAGGATATTGTAATAACTCCTTTTTCAGCAAATAAAGGATTTAGATTTATAGGAAATGCCATGACGGCATCTAATGTAGGAATTGAAGTTTATTTCGGCACTCAACCCCCAGCTAATAAATTAATATTTGAAACTTCCCAACAATCTATATGGAATGCAGCTTATGGATCTACAGTTTCAGGATCCCAAAATGCTACAGGATTTGTAAATAAATTAAATACAAATTCTGTTTATTCAAGTGTAATGCAACTTTATTACTCTAATTATTTTGGGAGCCAATCAGGAAGTTTAGTTGCTACTTCAAGTTTATTATATGGTTTACCTGGTCCTCAAAATAATACGTTTGCTGAATATAACAATCTTAATTTAGGTATTGAAGGATCAAATAATATGCCTATTGGAGCTGTAAAAAGTCCTCAATATGATAATTATCTATCAAGTACTATTACTCAAACTAGAACAGCATTATTAGGAGAAGATATTTTTATATCTGGTAATTTTAATAATAATTTTATATCATTAATCTCAATTCCTTCAAAATTGTGGGGCAATAATATTGAACCTCAAAGTGTAAGTATAGAATATGCTGCAAGTGGACTTACATACACAGCCCATGATGATGGAAATGGAAATTTACTTATTTCAGAACCCACAACCCCAATTAATAATCAGTATTGTGGTAATGTAATTTATGAACATGGGAATGTAATTGTAACCCCTATAAGTTCATCTAATGAATATGCATCATCTGTAGTGGATCTTGCTGCTGTAGGACAAGCTGTTTTAAGTGGGCAAGATGGTTATACTGGAACAAACAAATTACAAAATCTTACAGTAGGATTTTCATCATCAGTTACTTTATATGAACATCAATATAAATGTACAATAAGAGAAAATGAATTTGGTTATTCATTAAACCCCTCATTATTATCAGGTAGTCAATTAACACAACCTTTACCTGGAACCAATTATGTTTATAAAGATTTTGCAACAGGATCATATTTTAGTCCTTATATAACAACAGTAGGGTTGTATGATAATGATCAAAATTTATTAGCAATAGGAAAATTATCAGTTCCTACAAAAGTCCCAATGAATGCTGATTTAGAAATTCAAGTAGCATTTGATTCTATATAATGTCCTGGACTTATAATAAAAAAGAAATAACTAGTATAAACCAGTTAGAAAAAGAAATTATGGGGTTTGTTTATAGAATAGATCATATTCCTTCTAATAAATCTTATGTTGGTAAAAAATTTCTTGTATTTACTCGTAAACAAAAGTTAGGAAAAAAAGAATTAAAATTATTTGAGGGTCAAAAAGGTAGACCTCCTAAATTTAAAATAGTTTCAAAAGAATCAGATTGGAAAACTTATTGGAGTTCAAATAAACAACTATTAGAATTAGTTAAAAATGAACCTAAAGCAAATTTTAAACGTACAATTTTACATTTTGCTACTAGTAAAAAAGAATTAACTTATTTTGAAACTAAATATCAATTTTTATATGAAGTTTTAGAAAAATCTAATGAATTTTTTAATGATAATATTTTAGGAAAATTTTTTTCACGTGACTTTGGAGATATAAGTTAGTATTCGTACATTCACCATATGATAAATGAACTACTAGTAAACTTAGTAAGTAAAGTATTAGGTCAAGGTAAACAAACTGCTCGGGGTAATAGAGCATTTCACTGTCCCCTATGCAATCATTCTAAACCAAAATTAGAAATTAATTTTACAGATAATAAAAAAGGCCACCATCCCTGGCATTGTTGGGTTTGTAATGAAAAAGGTAAGTATTTAAATATTTTATTTAAAAAAATAAAAGCATCATCTGAGTATTTTGATGAATTGAAATCTCTAGTAAAAACAGGATATCAAGTTAATGATATAAAAGTAATTAAATATGATTTAAAATTACCAAAAGAATTTATTCCTATAGTAAATAATAGTAAAAATATAATAGGAAAACAAGCATGGGTTTATTTAAAAAATAGAGGTATAACTATTGAAGACATTGAAAAATACAATATAGGATATTGCGAATATGGTAGATATGCTAAAATGATAATTATACCATCTTATGATAAAAATGGTAAATTAAATTACTATACTGGTAGATCCTTTGAAAAAGATCCATATACTAAATATAAAAACCCAGAAGCATCAAGAAATATAATACCAAATGAACATTTAATAAATTGGTCATTACCCCTTGTAATATGTGAAGGTATGTTTGATGCTATTGCTATAAAACGTAATGCCATACCTTTATTAGGTAAAAATATTCAATCAGAATTAATGAAAAAAATAGTAACCTCAACTATTAAAAAAATATATATAGCTTTAGATACAGATGCTATGAAACAAGCTATAAATTTTTCTGAAAAATTCTTAAATGAGGGAAAAGAAGTTTACTTAATAGATTTAAAGGGGAAAGACC